TCCGCCACGGCCTTCGGGTCCTTGCTGTCGCCGCCGGCATAGGCATAGGCCGCGCCGGGCAGCAGGTCGAACGCCGCGCCGAAGGAGCCGTTGATCAGCCCCTGGCTGTACAGCCGCGCATACAGCGGGCTGGACTCGCCCATGAGCACATCACAAGCCAGCTCGCCGATGGCGGCAAACCGGTGCTGCGCCTCCCCTCCGTGCTGGGGCGGGCACTTGAAGCCTACCAGGAACGTGGGCATGGCCACCTCCATCTGTGCCTCGGCATAGCCGCAGGCAGTATCGGTACTCTCCTCCGCGCCATAGTCGCGCCGGATGATCGCCCCGCTCTCCGCCGGCAGCACCCGCTTTGCCGTGGCCAGCACCGTCTCGGGGTCCACATCGCCTACCACCACCAGGCACATATTTGCCGGGGTGTAGAACGCCTTGTGGCAGTCATACAGCGTCTGCGCCGTGATATGGCTGATGCTCTCCACGCTGCCGGCCACCGGCGTCCGCGCGGGGCTGCTGCGGTACAGCGCCTGCATCATCTGCTTGTACACCTGCCACTCGGGGTTGTCCTCGATCATGCCGATCTCCTGGCCGATGATGCCCTGTTCCTTCTCCACGCTCTCATCGGTGAAATAGGGCACAGACACGAAGGACAGCAGTATCTCCAGATTTTCGTAAAACTTCTCCGTAGAGTCAAAATAGTAGCACGTAATGGCGTTGGAGGTGAAAGCATTGGGCTCCGCGCCGTTTTTCGCCAGCTCCTGCAGGGCGTTGCCGTCCTTCGTGTCGAACATCTTGTGCTCCAGATAGTGGGCGATGCCCGCCGGAGTGTCCAGCCACTGTCCGTTCAGCTCAAAGCGCATATCCATGCCGCCGTAACGGGTGGCAAACAGCGCGTACTTTCGGGAAAAGCCCTGCTTCGGCACGATGCACACCGGCAGTCCGTTGTCCAGCGTCTCCCATATCACTTCCTCGCCGATGCGGGGATACAGCTTCTTGTCCATGTTACGCATCCTCCTTTCCCCGCAGGAAGTACACCGTATCCGGCTTCACCGTCTGTGCCGCCGCCACGATGCGCTCCTTTGTCACCTGCTCCAGCGCCGCGGCCAGCTCCTCCGGTGTCTCCTCGACCCCAGCCGCGATCTGGCCCAGATAGAAATTCTCCAGCGCACCCTGAGAGTCCGACAGTGACAGCAGCGACGCACGGATGGCCTGCAGAGCACCCTCCTGCTCCCAGTCCTCCCAATCGCCCTGCTGCACCGCCTGCAGCTGGCGGCCGATCTCCGCCTCCGCCCGTTCAAAGTCCGCGGTCTCCACGCCGCTGGACACGGTCAGAATGTTCTTGCTGCGGGCATAGCTGCTGGAGGCATAGTAGCACAGGCTCAGCCTCTCCCGCACGTTCAAAAACAGCTTGGAGTTGCTGGTGCCGCCGAAAATCAGATTTGCCAGCACCATGGCCGGATAGTCGTCGCTGCTGCAGCGGTAGCCCATGGCCAGCTTGCCCTGGGTCACGTCCATCGTCTCCACGATCCGCCGGGGCGTATCCGGTGCCTGTATGCGCTGCACCTCCGGCAGCGCCGTCTGGGCGCCGCGGGGCAGCGCCGCCAGCGCCGTGAGCACTGCGTCCTCCACACGCTGCGCCTCCGCGCTGCCGCAGTAGATGACCTCCACCCGGCTGGACGCCATCAGCGCCTGCCCATGGACATACAGTGACTGGTTGGTGATACGCCCGGCCGTCTCCTCGTCTCCCAGGCGCAGCACGCTGTACGGCTCGCCGGCGCACATCTCCTGCATGAGCCGGATATCCGCCCAGTCACGCTTGTCGTTCTTCAGGCCCCGAATGGCGTCGATCAGGTTGGCCTTTTCGCTCTCCACATAGCTGCTCAGAAAACGTCCCCCGTGGGTCACAGGGTCCAGCAGCAGCTCGCCAAGCATCGCCGACACAGGCTCCAGCAGCTTCTCGCCGTGGGGCGTGAAGGCGTCGTCGATAAAGCCGGCAGCAAAACCCACACACTGGCGCTCGCCCTTTTTGCGGACGGTATAGTCGATATTGGCGCCGTACAGCGTATCCAGCGCGGCGGACAGGCTCTCCATATCCGGGCAGCGGACGGTCCCCCGCCGCAGCACAGCGGGCAGCAGCGCGTTGGCCGCCGCTGTCTCCCTCTGCAAAGGCGCGATCAGCTGCACGGTCATGCGGCTGGTTTTGAAGCGTTGTGCGGGCAGATACGTCAGAAATACATCCTGCATGATCTCCCGTCGATTATCAAACATAGTCACTACCTCCGGTACAAATACGCATTCATCATATAGTATACACCAAACTTCTCCAAAAGAAAAGAGGGCGTTTTTCAAAAGACACAAGTGGCAGCCCCGATAATTGAGTTACACACCAAGAGATTGGTCGTGTAGCTCAATTTTTTTATGCCGGTAAGGAGGTGAACGCATTGGCAGACTACGCTTTCCGCTCTTATGAGGAGCGGCAGAAAATCCAGGAGATGGTTGAGGCAGGCCTGAGCGCCAAAGACATTGCCGCCTCTCTTGGCATCTCTCCCTCCGCAGTCTATGCGGAGCTGAGGCGTGGCCGGGACGGCACAAGGCTCCCTGACAAGCGCCTGGGCTACAACGCCGAACTTGCCCAGCTCAGTGTCCAGCAGGGCCTTGAGCGGAGAGGCCGCCGAACTGCCGGGGCATGACATCCCGCACCTATTAAAACCAAGGAGGACAAAACCGTGAGCAACAACCCCATTGTGCTGAAAAGCAACCGGCTTTCTGATGAGTGCATCGGAACTGTCCGGCTGACCCCGGAGGCGGAGAAAGTGGTCCGCCGTCTGAGGGCAAAGACCGCTCTGCCCATCCGGCAGATTGTATCTGAAATTATCGTCCAGGCCGAAAACCTCATCGACATTGAGGGGCCGGAGGACACTGAGGAGGATTGACCAATGAAAACCGCTATTTCTAATGTGGCCCCCGGCCAGGTGGTCAAGTTTCATGGGGAGCCCTGCATTGTGCTGGAGCACCGCACGGCTGGCACCTTGCTGGTGACCGCCGCCCAGATTAAGAGCTCTTTTGGCTCCACCAACAACTTTGCTGCCAGCTCTTTCCGTGAGCACCTCAACGGTGCCTTTGCGGATGCCCTGACTGAGGGCCACGCTGATGAGCTCATCACCCGTGAGGTTGACCTCACTGCCCTCAACGGCTCCAAGGAGTACGGGAGCTGTGAGTGCAAGGTGGCCCCGCTGACCTTTGATGAAATCCGCCGTTTCCACGGTCTGCTGCCCAAGCCTGAGAGCTGGGAGTGGAGCGCCACGCCCTGGAGCACCCCCTGCGTGGATGAGGATGATACCTGGGTCATGGGCTTGCTCACCAGGGGCAATGTCGACTACTGCTACTGCACCGGCACCTACGGGTCCCGCCCCGCTTTCCTCATCCCCTCCCAGTATGCCGTGGAGGCTGATGGTGGCCTGGACCAGTACACCACCAATGAGCTGATTGCGGAAATCAACCGCCGCATGAACGGTTAAGGTGAGCGCCATGACCACCAGTGAGCCCTATGCCCGCCGGTATTCCCGGCGGTGCCGCCAGCGCCGCATGGCCCGGAGGCGCAACGCCATGGTCATCATGGCCATTCTGGCCGTCCTTGCCACTGTGTTTGCCCTTGGCTATGCCAACGGATGCAGTGCCCGCCAGACGGACGATGAGGTCAAGACCCCTGAGCCTGTGGTGACGGCGGAAACCGTCACCCCTCCAGCCCCGGAACAGAGCCCCGTGGAGCCCTCTGCACCACCAGAGGAAACCACGGAGCCTGCCCGCCACCGTGATGACATCGTGAGTGAGGGGCGGCTCCTCAGCTACGAACTCCAGGAAGTCATGCAGGACTGCTGTGAGCACTATGAGGTGCCCTATGCTCTGGCCCTTGCCATCGCAGAGGTTGAAACCCACTTTGACCCCGATGCCGTCAGCGCCACTGGTGACTATGGCCTCATGCAGATCAACTCTGTCAATCACGAGTGGCTTTTGGAAAAAGGCCTTGACCCCATGACCCATGCCGGGAACATTGAGGCCGGTATCTATATCATCTCCCAGTATCTCCAGAGCTACGGAGAGCCAGAGCTTGCGCTGATGGCCTACAACTGCGGGCCCGGCGGCGCAAGAAAGCTGTGGGATGCAGGTACATACCAGACCGACTACTCCCGCAAGGTTATGACCGCTTTTGAATACTGGACAAGCGTGCTGGAGGTTGACTGAAATGCCCTACTATAAGACCTGCCCTGACTGCGGAGCCCACCTTGACCCCGGTGAGCGCTGCGACTGTAAAGATGATACCAAGGAGGATTGTACCAATGTTGGAAATGAAAATCAAGATTGAGGCGGATGCTGCCGTCCTCAAGGCCATTGACAAGCTGACCACGGCGCTGGAAAAGAACGCCGTCAACATCTCCGTGCCCCAGGACACTCCCGCCCCCGTGGCTCCTGCGGCCACCCCTGTCACCCATGCCCCGGTGCCGCCGGTCACCATGCCGCCCGCTACTGTGGTCCCTACCCAGCCCACCCCTGCGCCTGTGGCAACCCCTACCCCTGCACCGGCTCCTGCGGCACCTGCCCAGACTGTGGCCCCTACTAACCCCGCTCCCACTGTTCCCGTTACCACGGCCCCCACCTACACCCTTGACCAGATCGCCAAGGCCGGTGCCAGCCTGGTGGATGCGGGCAAGATGGAGCAACTGCTGGCTCTGCTGGCCAAGTATGGCGTGCAGGCCGTCACCCAGCTCCAGCCGGACCAGTACGGTGTCTTTGCCACCGAACTGCGGACGCTGGGCGCACAGCTCTAAGGAGGTGCCCTATGCCTCCCGAAAAGCACGCCCTGCTTTCTGCCTCATCGGCATCCCGCTGGCTGAAATGCACGGCTGCCCCCCGCTTTGAGGAGCACCTGCCGGAGCGCACCAGCGAATATGCGGAGGAGGGCCGCCTGGCCCACGCCATCTGTGAGCTCAAGACCCTCAAGAAATTCACTGTGATGACCTCCCGCACCTACACCACCCGCCTCAACAAGCTCAAAAAGAACCCGCTCTACTCTGAGGAAATGGACAAGACCAGTGACCTCTACATTGAGCACCTGATTGAGCAGGCCATGCTCTATGACAGCACGCCCACTGTGGTAGCGGAGGTGCAAGTGGACTTTGGGGAGTATGTCCCGGAGGGCTTTGGCACCTGTGACAATGTGATGATTGGCGGGGACACCCTCAGCATCACGGACTACAAGCACGGCAAGGGTGTCCCGGTGTCCGCCGTGGGCAACCCGCAGATGCGGCTCTACGCTCTGGGTGCTCTCAAGCGCTATGCCCCCGTGTTCGGCGATGCCATCAAGAAAGTCCGCATGTCCATTGACCAGCCCCGCCTTGACAGCTACACCACCGACACTATCATCGTGGAGGAGCTGATGGCCTGGGGCGAGAACATCAAGCCCATTGCACAAAAGGCTTTCTCCGGGCTGGGTGAGTTTGTCCCCGGTGACCACTGCCGTTTTTGCCGTGGCAAGGCTCAGTGCCGTGCCCGTGCCAACACCAACACGGCGCTGGAGGACTTCAAGGACTGCGTGCCCGCCGCCTCCGTCCCGCCTGACGCTATGGTCCCCCAGGAGTTTTCCCACATCGGCCCGCATGGGAATGAGGTGCGCCCGCTCCTCTCTGATGCGGAGATCGGTGACCTCCTCATCCGTGGCAAGGAGCTGGTGGCCTGGTACAAGGACCTGGAGGAATACGCCACCAAGGCCCTACTGGATGGCAAGCCCATTGAGGGCTGGAAACTGGTGGCTGGCCGGAGCATCCGCACCTTTACGGACCAGGATGCCGCCATCCAAGCTGCCATTGCCGCCGGATATGATGAGGCCCTGCTCTATGACCGCAAGCCCAAGACGCTCTCTGAGATGGAGAAACTGATGGGCAAGGCGGAGTTTGCCGAGAAAATCGGCGGCTATGTGACCAAACCCCTGGGCAAGCCCACGCTGGCCCTCAGCACGGACAAGCGTGAGGCCTACAACCCCGCCGCTGCTGACTTTGCCGGGGTGACCGCCAGTGAGTAAGTATCAGACCTGCGCCCATTCTGCCCCTTGGCAACCTCCCATCCCGCTGGATGATGCGGAAAAGGGCTACCCCGTGGGCCGTTTTTGCAAGCACGCTTGCGGCAGTACGGCTGTCATCCGTGACCCGGAGGTCTGCGAGAGCTGCACACAGTACACAGACCCCGCCAAGCTCATCACCATCAACACTGGGGACTACCACGCAGACATCTATTTTGACCGGCTGGAGGACATGCCCCTCTCCAACATCCGCAAGGTTTTCAAGCTACTCCTGGCGGACCCGTGGAGCAATGAGGGAGCCATCCGTCAGATGACCCTCTACCTGGATGCCGCCGTGATTGAAAGCAAAGAGGCCTGGAAACAGGCCAGTATTGAGTATCAGAACGGCTGGCGCAATGTGTTCAATAAGAAAAGCCGCCTCAAAGAGGACCGCCAAAAGCTCCGGGAAAACAACCGGCTGACCGCTGCCGTAAAGCGGACCAAAGCCCGGCATGAGCGCTGGGTGAAACTTCAAACCTGCTGGGCTGAGGCCCAGCCTGATGCAAACACCAGAGTGTAATTTAACTGTAAAGGAGATCAAAAGATTATGTATCAGAATGATGCCATGAAAGTCCTGACTGGTGAGGTCCGCCTCTCCTATGCCAACCTGACCACCCCCAGAGCCGCCCAGCAGGGCGGTGAGCCCAAGTATTCCGTCACCCTGCTCATCCCCAAGAGCGATGCCGCCACCAAGGCTGACATTGACGCTGCCATCCAGGCCGCCGCCAATGAGGCCATGGCCAAGGTGTGGAACGGTGCCCGCCCGCCCATGCTCAAGGTGCCCATCTACGATGGTGACGGCGTGCGGCCCTCCGGTGTTCCCTTTGGCGATGAGTGCAAGGGCCATTGGGTGATGACCGCCTCTACCAAGAACAAGCCCCAAGTGGTGGACATCGACAACATCAACTGCGAACTGTCCCCGGCGGACATTTACAGCGGCATGTATGGCCGTGTCACCGTCCGTTTCTTCGGCTACTCCAACAGCGGCAACAAGGGCATTGGCTGTGGTCTGGGCAATGTTCTCAAGACCCGTGACGGGGAGCCCCTGAGCGGCCGGGCCTCCGCTGCCTCCGACTTCGCCGGGCTGGGCGGCATTCCTGCGGCCACTCCCACCTACGGTGCGGCGATGCCCGCCACCCCCGGTGCCTACGGTGTCCAGCCTGCGGCCCCCGCCGCCCCTGCTGCTCAGGTGCCCTGGGCTACCACCGGCGGCATCAACCCCATTACCGGCCAGCCCATGTGATAAGGAGGAGCGACTGATGAACACCAGATTTGATGGCCAGCTCTGGATTGGAGCCTTTGGCGTGACCCTTGAGGTCAAAGAGATGGAAACCGGCCACCTGCTCAACACGGTCAAGATGCTTTTGCAGAAACCCGCCCGTGTGCAGGCCATGCTTGTGGCCGACATTGAGAACGCCACCTTTGCGGAGCCCCAGGCGTGGACCGCCAACCGCAAGGAGGACATCCGTAAGGTGTCCGTCCACAACATCACCAGCCTCTCCGCTGAGGAGCTGGTGGAGTATATCAAGGGCACCACGCTTTTCAATACCATGCTGGCGGAGCTGGAGGCCCGTGGCGTGAACACGGAGAACATCATGCAGCTCTACACTACGGATGAGGCTTTCCGCAACTAAGAAAGGATGACACCATGCACCATCTCAGCATTGACCTTGAAACCTATTCAAGCGTGCCGATTGCTAAGGCCGGGGCGCAAAAGTACATCTCCAGCCCGGACTTTGAAATCCTGCTCTTTGCGTACAGTGTGGATGGTGCGCCTGTTGAGATCATTGACCTGGCACGGGGGGAACACCTCCCCCCGTGGCTGGTCCAGGCCATCACCTCCCCGGAGTACATCAAGCACGCATACAACGCCCCCTTTGAGTGGGGCTGCCTGTCCAAGTTTTTGGGCACCCTGCCGCCGGACCAATGGCGCTGCACCATGTTCCACGGCCTCTATTGTGGCTACACAGCAGGCCTGGATGCCACTGGCAAGGCCCTGGGGCTTGCTGAGGACAAGCGCAAGCTCAACACCGGCAAGGCGCTCATCCGTTATTTCTGCGTCCCTTGCGCCCCTACAAAGGCCAATGGAGGCCGCACCCGCAACCTGCCCCAGCACGACACCGACAAGTGGGAGCTGTTCAAAGAATACTGCCGCCAGGATGTTGTGACTGAGATGGAGATTGAGCGGCGGCTCTCTGCTTTCCCCGTGCCGGACTTCGTGCAAAAGCAATGGGAAACGGACCTCATCATCAATGCCCGTGGCGTGGCCGTGGACATGGACCTGGTGAGCGGTGCCCTCTATCTGGGCAATGTGACCCGCCAAAACCTCACCCAGGAGGCCATGAAAATCTCCAAGCTGGACAACCCCAACAGCGTGGCACAGCTCACGCAATGGCTCCAGGAGGCCATGGGAGAGGAGCTTGCGGACCTCCGCAAGGACACCGTGGCCCGCCTGCTGGGCAAGGAGGACAACAGCCCCCAGGTCCAGCGGATGCTTGAGATACGCCAAGAGCTGGGCAAGACCAGCACCAAAAAGTATGACGCTATTGAGGCCGCTGTGTGCCCGGATGGCCGTGTCCGTGGGCTGCTCCAATTCTATGGAGCGAACAGGACGGGGCGCTGGGCAGGCCGCCTGGTGCAGGTCCAGAACTTGCCCCGCACCTACACAGAGCCGCTGCCGTTGGCCCGTGAGCTGGTGGAGCACCGCAAGCTGGATGCCCTCCGGCTGATCTATGGCTCCGTGCCTGACACCCTCAGCCAGCTCATCCGCACCGCCTTTGTGGCCCCGGAGGGGCATGTCCTCATTGACGCTGACTTTTCGGCCATTGAGGCCCGTGTCATCTCCTGGCTGGCCGGTGAGCAATGGCGGCTGGAGGTGTTCCGCACCCACGGAAAAATCTATGAGGCCTCCGCCTCTCAGATGTTCGGCGTGCCCATTGAGCTCATCAAAAAGGGCAATCCAGAGTATGCACTCCGGCAAAAGGGCAAGGTGGCAGAGCTGGCCCTGGGCTACCAGGGCAGCACCGGCGCACTCATCAACATGGGAGCCTTGGACATGGGCATCCCGGAGGAGGACCTGCCGGACATCGTGAGCCGCTGGCGTGAGGCCAACAAGCGCATCCGTGACCTGTGGTATTCCATGGACAATGCCGCCGTGCAGGTCATCACCCAGGGTGGCAGTGTGGGCATCAATGGCCTGCTGCTGGCCCGTGAGTATGACTACAACCAGGGCACCGACTGTTTCACCATTCAGCTCCCCTCTGGCCGCAAGCTCTACTATGTGAGCCCCGGCATCGGTGAAAACCAATGGGGCAATCCCTCCATCTCCTACATGGGCATGGACCAGAAAACCAAACGGTGGAAACGCATCGAAACCTACGGCGGCAAGCTGGTGGAAAACTGCGTCCAGGCCATTGCCCGTGACTGTCTGGCGGACACCATTGAACGCCTTGAGGCTGCTGGCCTGCCGGTGATTTTCCACATCCATGATGAGGTGGTCATTGACATTGCCCCCTGGGCTGATGAGGACACCATGCTGGACACGGTGGTCAACATCATGCGCCAGCCCATCCCGTGGGCCGCTGATCTGCCGCTCAACGCTGATGGCTGGGTGGGCACATTCTTCAAGAAAGACTAAATAACTGACGAGCCCCCCCCCGCTACCAATGCGGTGGTGGGCTGAGGGAGGCTTTTATGCAAATCCTTGTTGCCTGCGAGGAAAGCCAGGCGGTCACCATAGCTTTAAGAAAGCTGGGCCATGAGGCATACAGTTGTGACCTCATCCCATGCTCCGGCGGCCACCCTGAGTGGCACATCCAGCAAGATGTGCTCCCTCTGCTCAACGGCTACTGCTTTTTCAAGACCTGTGACGGCTCCGCACATTATGTACTGGGGCGGTGGGACATGCTCATTGCTTTCCCGCCGTGCACCTATCTGACCAACGCCAGCGCCGTCCGCATGAGGGTAAAGGGTGAGATTGTGGCGGAGCGATACGCCAAAGCAATGGAGGCCAAGGCTTTCTTTATGAGCTTTCTGAGCGCCGACTGTGCAAAGATCGCCGTGGAAAACCCCACTCCTTTGAAAATCGTGGAGCTACCGCCCTACACCCAAGCAATACAGCCGTGGCAGTTTGGGCACCCGTACACAAAGCGGACATGCCTGCGGCTCAAAGAGCTGCCCCTGCTGGTCCCCACCGAAATCATCACGGAGGGTGTCACCCCATGGGTAAATGGCGGATGCAAAGACGCACATGGGAACTACCGGCGCTTTCAAGGCCGCAGAGAACGGGACCCCATCAACAGGGCCAAAACTTTCCCCGGCATAGCCGCCGCAATGGCGGAACAATGGGCCGGGCCCGTGACTACTTAATAATCAGCCCCCCCCCGCTGTTTGCGGAGGCGGGGCGTGGGAGGCACACATGAAATACATTGCATCGTGCTCCTTTGGCAAGGACAGCCTGGCCATGGTGCTCATGCTCATAGAGCGTGGTCTGCCGCTGGATGAGGTGGTCTTTTACGACACCGGGATGGAGTTTCAAGCCATCTATGACCTGCGGGATGATATGCTCCCGATATTCCAGCAGCACGGCATCAAATACACAACACTATACCCGGACAACCCTTTTCTCTATGACATGCTGGAGCGTCCCGTCAAGGGGCGTGAGCGGCGTGGGTATGGCTGGTGTGGCGGCCTGTGCCGCTGGGGCACCACCTGCAAGCTGCGGACCATTGACCAGTATGCAGAGCGCCAGGGCGCAAAGGTCTATGTGGGCATCGCCGCAGATGAAACGCCCAGGCTCCAAAAAGAGCGCAAGCCCTACAAGCTCTTTCCGCTTGCGGAGTTTGGCAGGACTGAGGCGGACTGCCTGCAATATTGCTACTCCGCCGGATATTTCTGGCTGGAGGGCTCCATCCGGCTCTATGACATTCTGGACCGTGTTTCCTGCTGGTGCTGTTGCAACAAAAACCTCAAGGAGCTCAGAAACATCCGCCAGTATCTCCCGGAGTATTGGGAAAAGCTGAAACACCTACAAGCCCAGTTAGAGCGCCCCATGAAAGGCTTTTACAAAGGCCAGCCCCGTGGCGTGTTTGAACTGGATGAACGCTTTGCAAGAGAGGACCGTGACACATGAAAATCATTAACCCCTATACCGAAATCCTCACCCCGCTGGATGGCCAGGCCATCCTCCAGCACATTGAGCTGTGCGGGCGGGTCTGCTACAAGTCTGAGGACAAAATCACCGACACCAGCGCCGCCAAGTTTGTGGCGGGCATCATCAAGCGTGGCCATGAGGCCGTCCTGGAACACTTTGACATCACGGTCAAGTTTGTGTGTGACCGGGGTGTGTCCCATGAAATTGTCCGGCACCGCATGGCCTCCTACTGCCAGGAGAGCACCCGCTACTGCAACTATTCCAAGGATGTTTTTGGCAGTGAAATCACCGTCATCCGCCCCTCTTTCCTGACGGAGGGCACACCGGGCTGGCAGTATTGGAAAGTGGCTTGCAGAATGGCTGAAAAGTCATATTTTGAGCTGCTGGACTGGGGCTGCACCCCGCAAGAGGCCCGTGCTGTTCTGCCCACATGCCTCAAGACCGAGGTGGTGATGACAGCCAACCTGCGAGAATGGCGGCATTTCTTCAAGCTGCGGACCGCCCCGGCGGCGCACCCGCAGATGCGTGAGGTGGCCATCCCGCTGCTCCACCAGATGCGCTCCCAGGTGCCGGTCATCTTCGATGATATTGAGGAGGCCGCCCATGAAACTGTGTGACCGCTGCCCCCAGGCTGGCTCTTGCCTGTTGAACTATCTGGGCAAGGCTTGCCACAAGCTCCGTATGCAGGAGTGCCCGGAGGTGGTCCCCACCACGCTGGAGCTCATGCACAACATGGACGCTGAGGAACTGGCCGCTTTCCTCTCCAAGACCTTTTGCCAGTCCCTTGGAAAAACGCAACTTTTGGAATGGCTCAATAAGGAGGTGCCCAATGAAACGCTCTGAGATTTTGGAGGCCGCCCGCCGCTGTGTCTGCGGTGAGCGTGAGCAGGACTATGGCACGCCGGAGAATAACTTTGAAACCATCGGCCTGCTCTGGGGTGTCTACCTCAGAGCGGCGCACCCGGAGTATGCCAAGGTCATGCCCATCAACGGCATCACGGCCAAGGATGCCGGCACTATGCTGGCCCTGCTCAAGGTGGCCCGCATCGCCACCGGCTCCAGCCCTGACAGCTTTATTGATCTGGCGGGCTATGCGGCCTGCGCCGGTGAAATCGTGACAGAAAGGAGCTGCCCCTATGAAAAAGCGGAAACCCAGACCCAGGAGTGAAAAGCCCCGAATGTGTGACCCCGGCATGTGTGACTGCTGCCAGTACATTGGTGAGGGTGACTTCATCTGTGACAAAGGCCCCGGCCAGCCGGTCCTTGTGGTTGAGGACTGGCAGCCCAATGAGAACGCCGGGCGCTGCCGGAGAGGCACAAAGCGATGAACAGAAAAGAGCGGCGAAACCTGCAACGCCAAGGTGTGCAGGTGCCCAAAGACCCCACACTCAACATCAAGCTCTCCGCTCTGGGCAAGTCCATAATGACCCCGGAGATGCAGATGGCCATGATGCACGAAATCAACCAGCAATGCCTTGAGAAAGATGACTTGCTGGCTCTGGATGTGGACTGCATGGTGCTCTGGACACTGCACCGGCACCTGGGCTTTGGGGTCAAGCGGCTCCATGACTTCTATCTGGCGATGGCCGCAGAGCACCGCCGGATGCGTGAATTTTATGAAATGGATGACCTGTACCCGGAACGGCTCAAGCTCAAAGAGCTGGGTGCAGATGTCGAACAATGGCAAAAGGGGGTGCTGGCCAATGAGCCCAAAACCCTGGGAAAACGCTGAGGGCTACGCAGACCCAACGGCATACAACGCCATCAAGAAAGTGTCCGCAGAGGGGCATGAGGCGCTGGATGCCAAGGTCAACACTCTCATCAAGGTCCTCAAGTTTATCATTGCGGAAAGCGGCTTTGAACTGGCGGCCCGCATTGAGCTCCGGGACCGCAAGACAGGGAGGTTTTTTAGATGACCAAATGCGAAACGGCAATCTGCCAGCTTGCGGTGAATGTCTATGGCAAGACCAGCCAGTGCACGGTCTGCATGGAGGAGATGGCAGAGCTCACCAAGGAGCTCTCCAAAAACCTCCGTGGCCAGGACAACGCCGCCCACATCGCTGAGGAGATCGCTGATGTTGAGATCATGCTGGAACAGCTCAAGCTCATGTTCAGCATCCGTGATGAGGTGACCCAGCAGCGCACCGTCAAGCTCCAGCGGCTTGACAACCGCATTTCTCAATCCCTGATACATCCGAAACCGTGAGGTGTGACCCATGCAATTTGACCGCAAAATAACCATCTCCGCCGGTAGCAGCCGGAGGGCCATGGTCTGGCAGGCGCAAACCCTGCTCATTTCTGAGCTGTGGGCAAAGCTCCAGACCCCCGCCAGAGGCACTGAGCCCCTGGCAGAATATCTGAATATGAAAAAGGCCCAGCAGGATGACCTCAAGGATGTGGGCGGCTTTATGGCAGGCACACTGTCAGGCCCCCGCCGAAAGGCCAACAATGTGACCGGGCGTGATGTCATCACGCTGGACCTGGACAACATCCCACCGGGCGGCACGGAGGATGTCCTGCGCCGTGTTGAGGGGCTGAGCTGCGGCTATTGCATCTATTCCACCCGTAAGCACAGCCCGGCGGCACCCCGCCTGCGTGTTCTGCTGCCGCTGGACCGCACGGCCTCAGCGGATGAATATGAGCCCATCGCCCGCAAGATGGCGGAGTACATAGGCCTGGAGCTCTGTGACCCCACCACTTTTGAGGTGTCCCGTTTGATGTACTGGCCAAGCTGCTGCTCAGACAGCCAATACATCTATGTGTGGAAAGACAAGCCCCTGCTGTCCGTCAAGGGCCTGCTGGGCCAGTATGAGGACTGGCGTGACTGCACCCTCTGGCCCCAGGTGCCCGGCTCCCAAAACCTGCCCACTAAGCTGGCAGTCAAGCAGGGTGACCCGGAGGCCAAAAACGGTGTTGTGGGCGCTTTCTGCCGCACCTATGACATCTACCGTGCCATGGATGAGCTCATCCCCGGCATGTATGAGCCGGTGGAGAGTATGCCAGGCCGCTACACCTACCTGGGCGGCTCCACAACCGGCGGCGCTGTCATCTATGACAGCGGCAAGTTTCTCTACTCCCACCACGCCACTGACCCGTGCAGCGGCAAGCTGGTGAACGCCTTTGACCTGGTGCGCCTGCATCGCTTTGGTGACAAGGACGATGAGGCCCAGCCGGGCACTCCCACCAACCGCCTGCCCTCCTACCGTGCCATGTGCGAACTGGCCACGCAAGACCCCGATGTGTCCGCCCTGATGAGCCAGGAGCGCTACCAGGAGGCCGTCAAGGACTTTGAGGGCGTGGAGGCCACCAACGATGCAGAGCCCGCCAACTGGATGGACCGGCTGGAGATCAACAGCCAGACCGGCCTCCCCAAGGCCACCATTGATAATGTCTGGATTATTCTTGAGAATGACCCGCTGCTCAAGGGCAAGTTTGCCCTCAACCAGTTTGCGGGCCGTGGTGAGGTGCTGGATGCGCTCCCCTGGAACGCCTCCACCAAACGCCGCCTTTGGGATGACAATGACAACAATGGCCTCTACTGGTACATGGAAAAGGTCCACCACATCACCGGCAACGGCAAGATTGACGGGGCCCTCTCCCTCCACACCACACAGCACGCTTTCAACGAGGTCCAGGACTACCTCCAGAGCCTCAAGTGGGACGGCGTGCCCCGCCTGGACACCCTTTTCATTGACTACCTGGGGGCGGAGGACAGCCCCTATACCAGAGCGGTGACCCGCAAGGCTTTCACCGCCGCCGTCACCCGTGCCATGGTGCCCGGCAGCAAGTATGACAACATGCTCATCCTGGCTGGGCCCCAGGGCATTGGCAAGAGCACCCTGCTGGATAAGATGAGCCGGGGCTGGTTTAATGACAGCATCCGCACCTTTGAGGGCAAGGAGGCCTCTGAACTTTTGCAGGGGGTCTGGCTGGTGGAGATCGGTGAGCTGGACGCTTTCCGCAAGACGGATGTGGCGTGCATCAAGCAGTTTCTCTCCCTGCGCTCTGACCGTTTCCGTGCGGCCTATGGCCGCCATGTCAAGGAGCTGCCCCGGTGCTGTGTGTTCTTCGGCACCACCAACACCTCTGACTACCTGCGGGACCGCACCGGCAACCGGCGTTTCTGGCCGGTGGATGTGGGCCTGGCCCCGGCGGCCAAAAGCGTCTGGACTGATCTGCCCGGAGAAATTGACCAGCTCTGGGCTGAGGCCATGGTCCGCTGGCAGACGGGAGAGCCGCTTTTCCTCAAAGGGGAAATTGAGGCCGCCGCTAAGGAGGCCCAGGAGGCCCACCGTGAGGTCAACACCCGTGAGGGCATCATCCTGGACTTTCTGGAGCGCCCGGTGCCGGAGGACTGGCAGAACTGGCCGCTTGACCGCCGCCGGATGTTCTGGGGCGGCGCTGTGCAGGGAGATGTCAAGCTGGTGCCCCGTGACCGTGTGTGTGCTCTGGAGGTCTGGTGTGAGGCTCTGGACGGCAAGCAGCGGGATATGAGGTACAGTGACACGGCAGAAATCAACAGCATCATTGAGGCCAGCGCCTTGTGGGAAAGGGCCAGAGGCTCCCTGCGCTTTGGCTACTGCGGCAAGCAACGGGGCTTTCAAAAGGTGCGGCTTTGACCCGGAACATTGCCCGGAACATTTGAGATTTTCAGATGTTCCAATGTTCCGGGCAGATGTTCCAATGTTCCGGGCAATGTTCCGGCAAATGTTCCGGGCAAAACCCTTGCGCCGCAAGGCTTTTAGGCCAAGTGGAACATTGGAACATTCATTTTCTATATTAGGGTAAAAGAGAGGATTTAGAGAGAATAGAGAAAAATAAAACTCTCTAAACCGCCTGTTTGCGCTACATACACGCGCGAATGTTCCACTGTTCCGAAAGGAGGAAATCCATGAAAGAAAGCTATATTGAGAGCTACCTTGTTCGCAAGGTGAAAGAGCACGGTGGCCTCTGCTATAAGTTTGTATCACCCGGAAATCCCGGCGTGCCTGATCGACTGATAATCACCCCCACCGGCAAGACCATCTTTGTTGAACTGAAAACGGAGGTGGGCAGGCTGGCCAAAGTTCAGAAATGGCAGCGGAGTGAGATGGAGAAACGGGGGGCGGACTGCCGGGTGCTGTTTGGGATGGACGCAGTAAAGGACTTTTTGAGGGAGGTTTTCCCCGCATGAAATATGTGCCGCATGACTACCAGGCCTATTGCATCCAGCGTGTAGTTGAGGACCCTGCCGTTGGGCTGTTTCTCCGTCCCGGCCTTGGCAAAACAGTCATCACTCTGTCAGCGGTCAATATTCTCAAGTATTTTCGCTGGCAGGTGCAAAAGGTCCTGGTAGTGGCTCCCAAAAAGGTGGCAGAGGCCACCTGGAGCAAGGAGGCCGCCAAGTGGGACCACCTCCAGCACCTCCGCACCTCTGTGGTGCTGGGCAGCGCCACCAAGCGCATCAAGGCCCTCAACACTCCGGCGGACATCTATGTCATCAACCGGGAAAATGTGGAGTGGCTGGTGGACTACTACAAACAGGCCTGGCCCTTTGACATGGTGGTGCTTGATGAGAGCACCAGCTTTAAGAACAGCCAGAGCAAGCGCTGGAAAGCCATGAGGCGGGTACGGCGTTTCATCAAGCGGATGGTCCTGCTGACCGGCACGCCGTCCTCTAAGGGCCTCATTGACCTGTGGGCACAAGTTTACCTGCTGGACTGCGGAGAGCGCCTGGGGCAATCTCTGAGCGCCTACCGTGAGCGTTATTTTGACCCTGACCAGCGGAGCCGCACACAGATTTTTTCCTACAAGGCCAAAGACGGTGCGGAGAGCGCTGTGTTGGATGCCATTTCTGACATCTGCATCTCCATGAAAGCGGAGGACTACCTGGAGCTGCCGGACTTCATCCAGCATGAGGTGCCGGTGCTGCTGGATGCCAAAGCCCGCCGGGCCTATGACCAGTTTGAGCGTGACCTGCTGCTGGAGGTGGACGAGGATGTCATCACCGCCGCCTCTGCCGCCGTTCTTGTGGGAAAACTCCTGCAAATGTGCAACGGCGCTGTGTATAGCAATGATGGCCACATCGTGCCGGTCCATGACTGCAAGCTGGAGGCCTATCTGGAGCTGCTGGAGCAGTTGAACGGAGAGCACTGCCTGACTTTCTACGGCTACCAACATGACCGTGACCGCATCCTGGAGGCGCTGAAAAAGCACCGCAAGGACCTCCGGGTGAGGGTCTACAAAACCGTGGAGGATGAGGAGGCCTGGAACAACGGAGAGGTTGATGTGCTGCTGGTGCATCCGGCCTCCTGTGCCTACGGCCTCAACCTCCAGGCAGGCGGCCAGCATGTGGTGTGGTACGGCCTCAACTGGTCCTTTGAGCTGAATGACCAGGGCAACTGCCGCTTATACCGGCAGGGCTCCCCCTATGACAAGGTTTTCGTCCACTATCTTGTAGTGCAGGGCTGCCAGGATGAGGATGTCATGGCTACGGTGCTAGATCGCCAGGACACCCATGAGGCCGTCATGTCCGCACTCAAGGCCAGAATTAAGCGAGTAAAGGAGAGCGCAAAATGAGCAACCCTACTGTGATTTTGAATGGTGACCAGGTTTATTGTGATGAGCTCATCCGGGAAAATGCCCGGTTGACCATCCAGCATGAGGCTGACCGGCTGACGCTGGAGCAGATGAGGAAACAGTGCGTTTCCTCTGAGGAGTGCACCGCCAAGGTGGCGGAGGCCTATGCCCGTGCCGATAAGGCCAAGCGGGACGCTGAGGCGCTTAATTCCAAGCTGCGCCAAGCCATTGCGGACCTGCATTTTGTCATGGCTGGCGGCGATGCCTGCAAGGTGTGCGCCGTCAAGTGTGCTTTTGGCGAGGGCAACTGCAAACCCGTGTGGCGTGGAGAGGACGGTGCTGATTTGTGACTTTGAAAGAACTGTCCCAGCTTTACTACCTCAACCGGGAGATCGAGATGGACAAAAAGCGCCTCCTTGAGCTGGAGGCCAGGGCGGTGTCCTGTTCGTCAGATCTGTCCGGGATGCCCAGGAGCTCCGGCGTGTGGGACCGTGTTGGCCGCTATGCGGCGGAGATCGTGGACCTCAAGGGCATCATTGAGGCCAAACTCCAGCAGTGCATCTATGAGCGCAACCGTTTGGAGAGGTACATCACCACCATTGAGGACAGCCTCCTCCGGCAGGTTTTCACATATCGCTTTGTGAATGGACTGCCGTGGCAGCAGGTGTCCGCATGTATCGGCGGGAGTAACACTGCTGACGGCGTGCGGATGATGTGCAACAGGTACATCAAGGCCACGGAGCCGGAAACAGATGACGGCACAGAGGTCCAACTGTAACTTGTTCGTTCTGTTCGGTGTTTCTGTGGTACACTATATCCTGCGGGTAGTGCCTCAAGATGATGCAATACCTCCTTGGTTGAACAGCGGCAAGGTGACGGATAATGAAACCCAGACCCTTGCCGCTGTTTCATTCTAACGATTTTTTAGAGCCGTCCGATGAGGGCGGCTTTTACTATGTGATGGGGTGGTGAGATGGCAAAGCTGACTGAAAAGCAAAAGCGATTTGTGCAGGAATACCTTGTGGACCTCAATGCCACGGCGGCTGCCAAGCGTGCCGGATATAGCGAAAAAAGCGCCTCCCGGATAGCCGTGGAACTACTCAATAAAACTCAAGTTTCTGCCGAAATCCAAAAGCAGCAGGCCAAGCGTCAAAAGCGGGTGGAAATCACCCAGGAAAAAGTGCTTGAGGAGCTGGCTGCAATCGCCTTTGCCAACGGTGCTGACTTCGCCACCGTCAACCAAAATGGCATTGTCCGCATCACCCCCACCTCTGAGCTGCCGGAGGAAAAGCGCAAGGCCATTGCCTCCATCAAGGAGGGGCAATATGGCACGGAGGTCAAGGTGCACGATAAGGTCAAGGCCCTGGAGCTGCTGGCCAAGCACCTGGGCATGTTCGACAGCAAGAACGGTGGCAGCGAGGCCCCAGAGAATAACATCTTTGAGGTCATTGACCAAAGCACCAGAGAGGAGATAGGCACGGATGAAATACCAGAGATTGAGCACCCGGCAAAACCTGGCCATGACCTGGTGGAATAGGCCCGGCTTTGAGGTCTATGACGGCATCATCTGTGACGGCTCCATCCGCTCCGGCAAGACAGTGGCCATGACGGTGGGCTTTATCATGTGGGCCATGACCCGCTTTGACGGCTGCAATTTTGCCATCTGCGGCAAGACCATTGAGAGCCTGCGCCGCAATGTGACAAGCAATCTGCCCGTTTGGCTGGCGGGCGTTTTCTCTTTCAAGGAGCACCGCACTGAAAACAAGATCGTGGTGAGCGCCAACGGCAAGAGTAACAGCTTTTACCTGTTCGGCGGCAAGGACGAAAGCAGCGCCGCACTCATCCAGGGCATCACACTGGCAGGCATCCTGCTGGATGAGGTGGCCCTGATGCCGGAGAGCTTTGTCAACCAGGCCACGGCCCGCTGCTCTGTTGAGGGGGCCAAGCTGTGGTTTAACTGCAACCCGGAGGGCCCCAGCCATTGGTTTTATACCAAGTGGGTGTTGGAGGCCAGCAAGCGGAAAATGCTGCACCTCCATTTCACCATGGATGACAACCTCAGCCTCTCCGCCTCAGTCAAGGCAAGGTATGAGAGCCTTTACTCTGGCGTTTTCTATGATCGCTTTATCCGGGGCCTGTGGGTGGTGGCGGAGGGGCTTATTTACACGATGTTCAACAAGGACTTTCATGTTGTGCCCAGCGTCCCCAGGCCCTATGAAAAGTATGTGATGTCCTGCGACTACGGCACCATCAACCCCACCAGTATTGGCCTCTGGGGCAAGGCTGGCGGCAAGTGGTACAGGATGCGGGAGTATTACTATGACAGCCGCAAGGAGGGCCGCCAGCGCACCGATGAGGAGCACTACACGGAGCTGGAGCGTCTGGCTGATGGCCTGCATGTGTCCGCCATCATCGTGGACCCATCGGCGGCCTCTTTCATTGAGGTCATCCGCCGCCATGACCGCTACCGTGTAGAAAAGGCCTCCAACTCCGTACTGGACGGCATCCGCAATGTGGCCACCCGGCTCCAGAGCGGTGACATCTTTTTCTGTGACTGCTGCACGGACTGCATCCGTGAGTTTGGGATGTATCGCTGGGATGAAAAAGCCCAGATGGACCGTCCCATCAAAGAAAATGACCATAGCATGGACGATGTGCGCTACTTCGTGCACCGTGTCTATGCGCCTGATCTGATTAGCTTTAAGTGAGGTTTTACTGTGCGAGTTTCTGTGTTGGGTGTGCAATATGCTGTGGAATATCGGACAAGGGCCCAAGACCCTGAGCTTGAGGCAGCAGATTGTGATGGCTACTGTGACACCAGCATCAAGTTATGCGTGGCCCGTAAATATACGGCGGCAGAGCGAAAAGAGCCCGGCAGCAAGAAATGCTTGGATGACTACATGCGTAAGTGCATGAGGCATGAACTGGTCCACGCTTTTCTTTATGAGAGCGGCCTGAGCATCAATAGCCTCTCACCGTCTGGCTGGGCCTCTAATGAGGAAATGACGGACTGGATGGCTATACAAGGGCCGAAACTTTATGATGCTTGGAAACAGGCAAAATGTTTGTGAGGTGAGAAACCAATGGTGACACTCAATCTGAGGGATGATTGCAATGGCCGTGTGGCCACCAATTTCAAACGGGGCATGACGGACAAGCGCTTTCTGGAGCTTGAAATCACCGCATGGCTCACCAGCCCGGAGCGCAAAAAGCAGCTTGAGGGCGAGGCCTACTATGACGGCTACCAGGATGTGACCCACCGGGAACGCCTGGCGCTGGATGAGGACGGCAAGCCCATTGTGCTCAAGAACTTGCCCAACAACCGGCTGGTCAACAACCTCTATTCCAAGATGGTGGACCAAAAGACCAACTACTCCTTTGGCCGTCCGCTGTCCTTTGACACCGAAAACAAGGAGTATGCCAAGGCCTTGGGGGCTCTGTTCGGGGCCCGTTTTCTGCGTACCATGCACAATGTTGGTGAGGGCGCATGGATTGGTGGAAAGTCCTGGCTCTATCCCTACTACGAAAACGGGGAGCTGGCTTTCCGGCGCTTTCCTGCTGATGAGGTCCTGCCATTCTGGGCGGACGCTGACCACACCGTCCTGGACGCTGCTGTCCATGTCTATGTGGTGCAGGAATACGATGAGGCCGAACATGCCAAGGATGTTGTCAAGGTTGAGGTCATGCACGGCGGAGGTGTGGACTGTTTCATCCGCACGGATGACGGCGTGCTGGAGCCGGACAGCTTTGCCTACTCCGGCCCCTATATCATCACACGGCAGGACGATGAAACCGGCAAAGTGGAGGGCTACAACTGGGAGCGCATCCCGTTGGTGTGCTTTAAGAGCTCCCACCATGAAATCCCACTCCTCTCCAAGGTCAAGTGCCTCCAGGATGCCTACAACAACATCCTGAGCAACTTTGCCAACCAGATGGAGGAGGACATCCACACCACCATCCTGGTCATCAAGAACTATGACGGTGAGGACCTGGGCACATTCCGCCGCAACCTGGCCACCTATGGTGCCATCAAGGTGCGGTCCTATGAGGGAGCTGAGGGCGGCGTGGACACTTTGGAAATCTCCGTCAACGCTGAAAACTACAAGACCCTGCTGGCCCTGCTCAAGGATGCCATCATTGAGAACGCCAGAGGTTATGATGCCAAAGATGACCGCATGAGCGGTGACCCAAACCAAATGAACATTCAGAGCATGTACTCTGACATTGACCTGGATGCCAATGGCATTGAAATGGAGTTTCAGGCCAGCATGGAGGAGCTGCTTTGGTTTATCAACAAGCACCTGGCCAACACCGGCGGCAGGAGCTTTGAGGGCGAGGATGTCACAGTCATCTTTGACCGGGATGTGCTCATCAACGAAACGGAGGCCATCAACAACTGCAAGAACTCCGTGGGCATCCTCTCTGATGAAACCATCGTCAAGATGCACCCCTGGGTCACTGACCCGGAGCAGGAGCTCCAGCGCATCAAGGATGAGAAAGAGGAGGCCATGCAGGCTGACCCCTACCAGGCCGCTTTTCTGGCCAACCGCAACCAGCCGCCGGTAAACAATGAGGGTGGTGGCGATGGCAAGACAGACTAATGCCGCCTACTGGGCCCAGCGCATGAAAAACATGGAGGATGCGCTGCTGGACCAGTCCTACTCCTATGTGGAAAACCTTGAAAAGCAGTTTGCCGCCGCCCAAGCTGAGATTGAGCGGCAGATGGCCCGCTGGTATCAGCGCTTTGCCACCAACAATGAGATTGACCTGGCAGAGGCCAAGCGGCTGCTCAATTCCAAGGAGCTCAAGGAGTTTCACTGGACCGTGGCTGAGTACATCGCCTATGGTGAGCAAAACGCCATTGATGGTGCCTGGATGAAACAGCTTGAGAACGCCAGCGCCAGGGTGCACATCTCCCGGCTGGAGGCTCTAAAGCTCCAGCTCCAGCAGCAGGCAGAGGTCCTATACTCCAACCAACTGGACTATGTGGATGCCGCCGCCCGCAAGATGTATGAGGGCAGCTACTACCACACGGCCTTTGAACTGCAAAAGGGGCTGGGCGTGGGCTGGACCATGCAGGCCCTCAATGAGGAAACCATCACCAAGGTGCTCTCCCGCCCCTGGACCACGGACAACCAGACTTTCCGTGATCGGTGCTGGACCAACAAGCAGAGCCTTGTGAACAGCGTCAACACCCAGCTCACGCAAATGGTCATCCGGGGTGAGGCCCCGGACCGTGCCATTTCTGCCATCTCCAAACAGTTTGATGTGTCCAGGGCAAAGGCTGGCCGCCTGGTGATGACGGAAAGCGCCTATTTCTCCAGCGCCGGGCAAAAGGACTGCTACAAGGCCCTGGATGTGGAGCGCTACAAAATCGTGGCCTCCTTTGACAAGGACACTTGCAGCTTGTGTGCCGACATGGACGGCAAGGTTTTCAAGATGTCAGAGTACCAGGTGGGGCTCACCGCTCCACCGTTTCATCCGTGGTGCCGGTGCTGCACCTGCCCCTACTTTGAGGACATGGACGGCATGGGTGAACGCTATGCCCGTGACGCTGTGACGGGTGAGCGCTTCAAGGTGCCTGGCAACATGACCTATGACCAATGGAAAGCTCAGCAGGATGCCCTCCACGGTCAAGGAACTGTTGATAAGATGCGGAAAATCAGTTATAATGAAACTACTGACAGAGCCCAGTTTGAAAAGTACAGGGAGCGCCTGGGTGCGGATGCGCCCCGCTATTTCAAGGACTTCCAAGCCTTGAAATATGACCACGCTGCCGAATACAAAGACCTGGCCGGGCTCTATTCCTACAAGGGCCGTGTGCCGGAGGCCTCCAAGGCTGACTACAAGGCCTATGAGGCCGTAAAGGCAACCGGCGTGCCCGGTTCTGTCCGGGTGCCCGCCAAGCCCATTGAGGTTGATGAGCTGGTTTTCAAGGATGCCCACGGCACGCATCACGGCTGCACGCTGGAGGATGCCAAGGGCTACATCCGGCAGGCTAAGTGCTCCATCACCCGCAAGCGCTGGGATGGCTACCACACCAATTACTACTCTTTTGAGGGTGCCGCCTATATGGATGACGAAAGTGGGAAAATCAACACCGCTTTTTCCAAAAGCGACTTTGACCCCAAGACAAAGGAAATCATGGAGGTGTTTGAGTGAAAACAGTGTATTGCCCAGTAAAGGCCGCCCAGGTCAACGGCACAGACTGCATGGTCATCTGCGATGTCGCAGACTGCCTGCTCAACCCCTCTGTGCTGCCCGGCGGCATCGACTGGAGCGAGGAACAGCGTGAGCGATGCCTCAAGTGCCCCTACCACGCTGATCTGGAGAGCTCCGAGGAATAACCCCTTTTGATGTTAAAAGCATCGTGCTGAAAATGCACGGTGCTTTTTTCATACCCAAATACCGCTGGCCCGGCGGACTACAAGATGGGCACTGCAACACCGGGACTGGCCGGATAAAAAGGACAGCAGACATGCAAGGAGGTAACAATCATGTTGGAATGGCTGAAAACCGTATTGGGGGATGCGTACACCCCCGAAATTGACACGGCAGTTTCTCAGGAGATCGGCAAGGGCTTTGTGGCCCGCACCGACTTCAACACAAAGACTGCCAGGGTCACAGAGCTGGAAACCGAGGTCAAGCAGCTCCGTGAGGGTATCAAGACCCGTGACACTCAGCTCTCCGAGCTGAAAAAGTCCGCCGGTGACAATGCCGAACTGCAAAAGCAGATCGACACGCTCACCCAGCAGAACAAGGACCAGAAAGCCGCCTATGATAAGGAGCTGGCCACGGTCAAGCTGACTGCTGCGGTGGATGCGGAGCTCACCGCTGCCGGGTCCAAGAACAACATCGCCGTCCGTGCGATGCTGGCGGACTTCCTCAAGGATGCCAAGGTGGTGGATGGCAAGGTCACCTCTAAGGAGAACGGCGAAACCGTCACCCTGGGGGCCAAGGTCGAGGCGATGAAAAAGGACGCTGCTACTGACTTTATGTTTGGAGATGCGCCCAAGTATAGCGGCTGGAAACCCGGCGAGAACGGGGACGGGGGCAAGCCCGGCAGCACCAAAAAGCTGTCTGAGATGTCCTACTCCGAGCTGACCGAGTACATGGCCAAAAACCCTGACGCAAAGCTGGAATAACCCCAACAACACAATCATTTCAAGAAAGGAAGTATTGAATTATGCCTAACGCTAAGTTTGACGCAAAATCTTTCAACCCTGAGGCTTTCAAGTACATCATGGACCGCATCCCCCGCACCCGCCTCAACGAAATCCGCAAGTCCAAGGTCCTGGTGGGCAACCCGGACATCCGTGCGGTGCTGGGCACCCAGAACGGCACCGGCTACGCCCGTGTGGCCGTGCGTGGCCTGCTGGACGGTGAGGCCGTGAACTATGACGGCCAGACTGACATCACCGCCACCTCCACCAAGACCTTTGAGCAGGGTGTGGTGGTCATTGGCCGTGCCAAGGCGTGGGTGGAAAAGGACTTCTCCTTTGACATCACCGGCGGCGTGGACTTTATGAACAATGTGGCCCAGCAGGTGGCGGACTACTGGCAGGACATTGACCAGGACACCATCCTGGCGGTCCTCAAGGGCGTTTTCTCCATGACCGGCGGCAAGAGCGGTGAGTTTGTCACCAAGCACACCTACTCTGTCAACGGCAACCTGGAGGCCTCCACCCTCAACAGCGCCACTGCCCAGGCCTGCGGTGACCACAAGAAAAAGTTTGCCATGATTTTCATGCACTCTGTTCCGGCCACCAACCTGGAAAACCTCAACCTGCTCACCGCTCTCAAGTACACCGACAAGGACGGTGTGACCCGTGATCTGACCCTCTACACCTGGAACGGCAAGCTGGTCATTGTGGATGACGGGATGCCTGTTGAGGCTGTTGCCGCCACCTATAAGCTGACCTCTGACACCACCCTGGTGACCGGCAAGACCTACTACACCAAGAGCGGCACCAAGTACAATGCTGTGGCCTCCCCCAGCGTGGACAACATTGCCACCTATTATGAGGTGGATGTCCCTGCCGGTGAGGAATACACCAGCTATGTCCTGGGTGAGGGCTCCATCAACTTTGAGGACCTGGGTGCTAAGGTGCCCTATGAGATGTCCCGTGACCCCGCCAAGAACGGCGGCC